CTGGTGCTGCCGCGGCGCCGCTTTCGCGCGCATGTGACACTGGCGCGCTTCGGACGCGATTTCGGCGCGCCGGAGGCCGGCCGGCTGGGGCGCTTTCTGCAGGCGCGGGGGGATCTGGTGCTGCATCCCTTCGAGGTCACGGGCTTTTCGATGATGCGCTCGCACCTGCGCGCCGAGGGGCCGATCTACGAGGAACTTGCGGCCTATCCGCTCGATTTCCCGGGCGCTTTGCCGCGCCGCGGCGGTGCTTGACGTTGCGCGGTTCCGCCTGCGCGTGTATCAGGACGCGAACGAGCACTACTCTGAGAGGTCGAGCATGCGTCGCGTTGTCGTCACGGGTCTGGGTCTGGTCACGCCGCTGGCCTGCGGGGTCGAGGAAACCTGGTCGCGGCTGATCGCCGGGCAGTCGGGCGCCGGCCCGATCACCCGCTTCGACGCGAGCAACGTGACGACCAAATATGCCTGCGAGATTCCGCGCGGCGACGGCACCAACGGCACCTTCAACCCGGACCAGTGGATGGAGCCGAAGGACCAGCGCAAGGTCGACGAGTTCATCCTTTACGCGATGGCGGCCGCCGAGCAGGCGGTGAAGGATTCGGGCTGGATGCCCGAGGACGAGGAGAGCCGCGAGCGCACCGGCGTGATGATCGGTTCGGGCATCGGCGGGTTGCAGACGATCGCCGAGACCGCAGTGCTGATCAAGGAACGCGGGCCGAAGCGGGTCAGCCCGTTCTTCATCCCCGCCTCGCTGATCAACCTTGCCTCGGGACAGGTGTCGATCCGCTTCGGCTTCAAGGGCCCGAACCACTCGGTGGTGACCGCCTGTGCGACCGGCGCCCATGCGATCGGCGATGCGGCGCGGCTGATCATGCTCGGCGATGCCGATGTCATGCTGGCGGGCGGCGCGGAGAATCCGATCTCGGAGATCGGCATTGCCGGCTTCAACGCCTGCAAGGCGCTGTCGACCGCGGCCGAGGACCCGGTGAAGGCATCGCGTCCCTGGGATGCGGAGCGCGACGGCTTCGTCATGGGCGAGGGCGCGGGGGTCGTGGTGCTCGAGGAATACGAGCACGCGAAGGCGCGCGGCGCGAAGATCTATGCCGAGGTGCTGGGCTATGGCCTTTCGGGCGACGCCTATCACATCACCGCCCCGGCCGCGGACGGCGACGGCGGTTTCCGCGCGATGAAGGCGGCGGTGGCGCGCGCCGGCATCAGCCCGGGTGACATCGACTACATCAACGCGCATGGCACCTCGACGATGGCCGACACGATCGAGCTTGCGGCGGTCGAGCGCTTCCTCGGCAATGCCGCGGCGCAGGCGACGATGAGCTCGACCAAATCGGCGATCGGGCACCTTCTGGGGGCGGCGGGCGCGGTCGAGGCGATCTTCTGCATCCTCGCGATCCGCGACCAGGTGGCGCCGCCGACGCTGAACCTCGACAACCCGGCCGCCGAGGCGACGATCGACCTCGCGCCGAAGGTGGCGGTGAAGCGCAAGATCGACGTGGCGCTGTCGAACAGCTTCGGCTTTGGCGGCACCAATGCCAGCCTGATCATTGGCAAGGTCCGCGCCTGATGTGGCGGCATATCGTCTCGAACTTCCTGACGGTGCTGATCGTGCTGCTGGTGGCGCTTGGCGGGCTCGTCGCCTGGGCGCAAAAGCAGTACGAGGCGCCCGGGCCGCTGAGCCAGGCGGTCTGCCTGAAGGTCGAACCCGGGGCGAGTTTTGCGCGGGTGTCGGAGGAGCTGCGGGCGCAGGGAGCGATCTCGTCGGCCTACATCTTCCGCGCCGGGGCGGATTACGCGAAAAAGAGCGGCGATCTGAAATTCGGCTCCTATCTGATCGGGCCGGGCGCGACGATGCAGGGCATCGTCGAGCAGATCACCTCGGGCGGTCCCTCGACCTGCGGCACCGAGCTGAACTATCGCATCGGGGTGACCGGGCAGCAGTTGATCCTGCGCGAGCTTGACCCGGCGACGGGCGATTATGTCGAGCAGGCGAAGTTCGACCCGAAGACCGAGACCCCGCCCGAGGGCTTTGCCGAGGCCGCGGGCAAGGCCGATGTGCGGCTGCGGGTGACCGTGGCCGAGGGCGCGACCAGCTGGCAGATCGTCGAGGCGCTGAAATCGGCCGATTTCCTGCAAGGCGAGATCAAGACCGTGCCGGCCGAGGGCAGCCTTGCGCCCGAGAGCTATGAGATGAAGCGCGGTTCCGAGCGCAACGTGCTGATTGCCGAGATGGAGAAACGCCAGGCGGCGATCCTGGCCGCGGCGTGGGAGGGGCGCGCCTCGGGCCTGCCCTATTCGACGCCCGAGGAGGCGCTGGTGATGGCCTCGCTCGTCGAGAAGGAGACGGGCATCGCCGAGGAGCGCACGCGCGTGGCGAGCGTCTTCGTCAACCGCATCGAGCAGGGGATGAAGCTGCAGACCGACCCGGCGGTGATCTATGGTGTGACCAAGGGGCAGGGTGTGCTGGGCCGGGGGCTGCGGCAAAGCGAGCTGCGCCGCGAGACGCCCTACAACACCTATGTCGTGGCCGGCCTGCCGCCGACGCCGATCTGCAACCCCGGTCGCGCGGCGATCGAGGCGGCGCTGCATCCCGATTCGACGCCCTACCTGTTCTTCGTGGCCGATGGCAGCGGGGGGCACGTCTTCGCGGAGACGCTCGAGGAGCACAACCGCAATGTCGCCAAGTGGCGCGCGCTGGAAAAGGCGGCGCCGACGACCGGCACAAGCAACTGATCTTTCAAAGAAACCCCCGGTTCCCCCGGGGGTTTCCTTTTGCCCGCCAGACACAACCATGGATTTAGCGATTGACTTTTCGAACGCTCTAAGGTAGAGATTTGTCATGCTAGGAGAAGTGGGCAAGCGCCGCGGGAAACCGTCGGCGCTTTTTCAGTTCGCTCGTGCGGATCAGGCATGAGAGGCGGGTTCACGACAGATGGAAATGACCTTCTCGGGAGGGGCTCCGCCGGCAGTCGATCTGCTGACGGAGACCGAGGTTCTGTATCGGGAAATTGCCGGGGAACTGGCGCTGGCGATGCGAGGGGTTCGCCAGGGGAATCTGACGGAGGCGAAGGCTGCCGCGCAGGCGGTGAAGGACCTTCGGGCCGCTTTCCAGATGGTGATGGATGAAAGGACACGCGTTGAAAAACTCCGCAAGCAGGTTGCCGGGGTCGTCGGAACCGGCGAGCTCGACTTCGACGCCGCCCGCGCTGAGATCGGGCGCCGCCTGGCTCGCCTCCGCGACGCCGGAGCAGGTGGATGAGTTTCTCTCCGGGCTGGGCGATGGCGCGCTGCTGGCGCTGCCCTGGATCTTCGAGTTCTGGGCGTTGCCGCATCAGCTGCCGCCGGCGGGCGCCTGGAAGAGCTGGGTGATCATGGGCGGGCGCGGCGCGGGCAAGACGCGCGCGGGCGCCGAATGGGTGCGCGCGCAGGTCGAAGGGGCGCGGCCCGCGGACCCCGGCCGGGCCAACCGGGTGGCGCTGGTCGGCGAGACCTTCGATCAGGCGCGCGACGTGATGATCTTCGGCGAGAGCGGTATACTGGCCTGTTCGCCACCCGACCGGCGCCCGGAGTGGGAGGCGGGACGGCGCCGGCTGGTCTGGCCGAATGGGGCGATCGCGCAGGTGCTCTCGGCGCATGAGCCCGAGGCGCTGCGCGGGCCGCAGTTCGATGCCGCCTGGGCCGACGAACTGGCGAAATGGAAGAAGGCCGAGGACACCTGGGACATGCTGCAATTCGCGCTGCGGCTTGGCGAACATCCGCAGCAGGTGATCACCACCACGCCGCGCAACGTGGGGGTGCTGAAGGCGATCCTGCTCAACCCCTCGACCGTCGTCACTCATGCGCCGACCGAGGCGAACCGGGCCTATCTGGCGGCCTCGTTCCTCGAGGAGGTGCGGGGCCGTTATGCCGGCACGCGCCTTGGCCGGCAGGAGCTCGATGGCGTGCTGCTTGACGATGTCGAGGGCGCGCTGTGGAGCACTGCGGGCCTCGAGGCGGCGCGGGTGGACAGCGTTCCGGCGCTTGATCGCATCGTCGTTGCCGTCGATCCGGCGGTGACGGCGGGGGCGGGCTCGGACGAATGCGGGATCATCGTTGCGGGCGTGGTCAGCACGGGGCCGGCACAGGACTGGCGGGCCATCGTGCTTGAGGATTGCACGGCGCGGGGGCGGCCGACCGACTGGGCGCGGGCGGCGATCGCGGCGCGCGAGAAATGGGGCGCCGAGCGGCTGGTGGCCGAGGTGAACCAGGGCGGCGATCTGGTCGAAAGCGTGCTCCGGCAGATCGACCCGCTGGTGCCGTTCAAGGCGCTGCGCGCTGCGCGCGGCAAGGCGGCGCGGGCCGAGCCGGTCGCGGCGCTCTACGAACAGGGCCGGGTCAAGCACCTGCGCACCGGCCGGCTGGGCGCGCTCGAGGATCAGCTGTGCCGGATGACGGTGCAGGGCTATCAGGGCCGCGGTTCGCCCGACCGGGCGGATGCGCTGGTCTGGGCGCTGACCGAGCTCATCATCGAGCCCTCGCTGCAGTGGCGGCGGCCGCAGGTGCGGGGGCTCTGACCCCCTCTTTCTCCTTGCGGAAAATACCTCACGGGGGTGCGGGGGTGTGAAACCCCCGCCGCCGACATCGGCAGCAGCCGCACAGCAACCGTTCAGGGGCCGGGATCACTCCCGGCCCCTTTTCCGATCATGCCCGGGGCCCGGGCCCACATGAAGATGAGGAGAACCGGATGGGGATCAACTTCTTTCGCCGGCAGGCGCCGGAGGCGGCGACCGAGCGCAAGGCCTCGGTCACCGGGCGGATCGCGGCGATGGCGACGGGGGCCGGCCGGCCGGTCTGGGGGCCGCGCGACACGAGCTCGCTCACCCGGCTCGGGTTTCTGGGCAACCCGGTGGGGTTTCGCTCGGTGCGGCTGATTGCCGAGGCGGCGGCGGCGGTGCCGCTGATCTGCCAGGACGCCGAGCGGCGCTATGACGTGCATCCGGTGCTCGACCTGCTGCGGCGCCCGAATGCGGGGCAGGGGCGGGCCGAGCTGTTCGAGGCGCTGTTCGGTCAGCTGCTGCTGAGCGGGAACGGCTATCTCGAGGCGGTGGTGCCGGAGCCCGGGCTGCCGCGCGAACTGCATGTGCTGCGCGCCGACCGGATGTCGGTGGTGCCCGGGGCGGATGGCTGGCCGGTGGCCTATGACTATGCCGTGGGCGGGCGGCGGCACCGCTTCGACATGACCGGCCATCCCGATCCGATCTGCCACATCCGCAGCTTTCACCCGCAGGACGACCATTACGGGCTGAGCCCGCTGCAGGCGGCGGCGGTGGCGATCGAGGTGCACAACGCCGCCTCCGGCTGGTCGAAGGCGCTGCTCGACAATGCCGCGCGGCCCTCGGGGGCGATCGTCTATCGCGGCGCGGATGGCCAGGGGATGCTCGCCCCCGAGCAATACGACCGGCTGGTCTTCGAGATGGAGACGCATCACCAGGGCGCGCGCAACGCCGGCCGGCCGATGCTGCTCGAGGGGGGGCTCGACTGGAAGCCGATGGGGTTTTCGCCCTCGGACATGGAATTCCACGAGACGAAGGCGGCGGCGGCGCGCGAGATCGCGGTGGCCTTCGGCGTGCCGCCGATGCTTCTGGGCATCCCCGGCGACGCGACCTATGCGAATTACGCCGAGGCGAACCGGGCCTTTTACCGGCTGACCGTGCTGCCGCTGGCGACGCGGGTCGCGGCGGCGGTGGCGTGGTGGCTGTCGGGGTTTCTGGGCAGCACGATCGAGCTGCGCCCCGATCTCGACCAGGTGCCGGCGCTCGCTGCCGAGCGCGACGCGCAGTGGAAGCGGATCGGCGAGGCGAGCTTCCTCACCGATGCCGAGAAGCGCGCGGCCCTCGGCCTGCCGCCGCTGGCGGAGGGCTGAGATGGCGACGGGCGGGTCGCGTTTCCTGAAGGAGCCCTTCGAGGTTCACGAGCAGCGCTTCGAAGCGACCGAGCGGATCATGGAGCTGCAGTTCGCCCAGGTCGAACGACGGCTCGAGAAGATCGAGGCGATGATCCTCGGGCTCGAGAAACGGCTGTGGATGACCGTCTATGGCGTCGCGGCGGTGATCCTGACGCAGGCGGTCCAGGGCCTTTTGCAATACGCCCCAAAATGAGGATATCGACATGAATTCAGAGGATTGCGGGCTTGAGCTGAAGTTCTGCGCGAGCGGGCAGGCGGTGACCGTGCGGGATGGCACGGCGATCGAGGGCTATGCGAGCCTCTTCGGTCTGCCCGATCAGGGCGGCGACGTCGTGGCGCCCGGTGCCTATGCCCGCTCGCTTGCCGCACTGAAGGCGCGGGGCGGCACGGTGAAGATGCTCTGGCAGCACGACCCGGGCCAGCCGATCGGCGTGTGGGAGGAGATCTTCGAAGATGCGCGCGGGCTGTACGTCAAGGGGCGGCTGCTGCTCGACGTGGCGAAGGCGCGCGAGGCGGCGGCGCTGATCGGTGCGGGGGCGATCGACGGGCTGTCGATCGGCTATCGCACGGTGCGGGCCGCGAAGGACGCGAAGGGCCAGCGGCTGCTGGCCGATCTGGAGCTGTGGGAGGTGTCGCTTGTCACCTTCCCGATGCTCCGCGAGGCGCGGGTGGCGGCGAAGGGCGACAGCCCCGAGGCCGCGATCTGGCACGACCTGGCCGAGGCGCTGGAAGGTGCTGCGGCCGAGCTGGCCCGGCGCTGAGCCGGCCCCATCGCAAGAGAGGTGCAAGGATGACGACCGAGTTCAAGGCCCGGTCCGGAGCGGAGCCGTCCGCGGAGCCCGGGCCGGCCGCCGCGGTGAAGACTGCGCTGTCCGGTTTCCTGAAAGAGATCAAGGGCTTTCAGGATGAAGTGGAGACGAGGATGCAACAACAGGAAGAGCGTTTGACCATGCTGCAGAGCAAGACCTTCACCGGGCGTCCCGCCCTTGCCGCCGCGGCCTTCGAGGAGGCGCCGCACCAGAAGGCCTTTGCGGCCTATCTGCGCTCGGGCGATGACGACGGGCTGCGCGCGCTGAGCCTCGAGGGCAAGGCGCTGAACACCGCGGTGGCCGCCGAGGGCGGCTATCTCGTCGATCCGCAGACCTCGGAGACGATCCGCGGCGTGCTGCGCGCGACGGCCTCGATCCGCCAGGTGGCGGCGGTGGTGAATGTCGAGGCGAGCTCCTATGACGTGCTCGTCGACCGCAGCGAGCTGGGCTCGGGCTGGGCCAGCGAGACCGCGACGCTGAGCGAGACCGCGACGCCGCAGATCGAGCGGATCTCGATCCCGCTGCACGAGCTTGCCGCGATGCCGAAGGCGAGCCAGCGGCTGCTCGACGATTCCGCCTTCGACATCGAGACCTGGCTTGCCAATCGCATCGCCGACCGCTTCGCCCGCGCCGAGGCGGCGGCCTTCGTCTCGGGCAATGGCGTCGACAAGCCGACCGGCTTCCTGACCCATTCCAAGGTCGCGAACGACGCCTGGGTCTGGGGCGCGCTTGGCTATGTCGCGACCGGGGCGGATGGCGATTTCGCTGCGGTGAACGCCGCCGATGCGATCGTTGATCTGGTCTATGCGCTCGAGGCCGAATACCGGGCGAATGCGAGCTTCGTGATGAATTCGAAGACCGCCGGCGCGGTGCGCAAGATGAAGGACGCGGACGGGCGCTTCCTGTGGACCGACGGGCTGGCGGCGGGGGAACCCGCGCGGCTGATGGGCTATCCGGTGCTGGTGGCCGAGGACATGCCCGACATCGCCGCGGGCGCCTATGCGCTGGCGTTCGGCGATTTCGCGAGCGGCTACACCATCGCCGAACGGCCCGACCTGCGGGTGCTGCGCGATCCGTTCTCGGCCAAGCCCCATGTCCTCTTCTACGCCTCGAAGCGGGTGGGCGGCGATGTCAGCGACTTCGCGGCGATCAAGTTGCTGAAATTCGCCACCTCGTGAGGGGGGCGAAGCAGGCGGAGGCGGGGCCCTCCGCCTGAGCCGGGGCGACCCGGCCGGCCGGGCGTGGGCCGAGCGCCGTCGTCTAGCTGCTCCCTCCGTCCGAGCGGCGGCGGGAGGCCCGCGCCCGAACGCCCCCCCGTGCAGCATGCGCGGGGGGAGCGCAGCGACTTTCGGAGAGATGCGATGATGCTGAAGGAACTGACGGCGGTGGCGCAGGCGGCGCTGCCGGTGGCGCAATTTCGCGACCACCTGCGGCTTGGCAGCGGCTTTGCCGACACGGGCGCCGAGGATGCGGCGCTTGTGGCCTATCTGCGGGCGGCAATCGCGGCGATCGAGGGGCGCACGGCCAAGGTGCTTTTGGCGCGCGGGTTCCGCCTGGTGCTGCCGGGCTGGCGCGACGCGCGGAGCGTGCCCTTGCCGGTGGCGCCGGTGAGCGCGGTGGCCGAGGTGCGGCTGATCGACCGGGTGGGCGGTGAGACGGTGCTTGCCGCCACGCGCTGGCGGCTTGTCGAGGATCTGGCGCGGCCGCGGCTCGAGGCCGTGGGCGGGGCGCTGCCCGAGGTGCCGGTGGCGGGCACGGCCGAGATCGACTTCACCGCGGGATTCGGCACCTGGGCCGAGCTTCCGGTCGATCTGGCGCAGGCAGTGTTCCTGCTGGCGGCGCAGTATTTCGAGTTGCGCCACGACGGGGCGGGCGAGATGAGCGCGATGCCCTTCGGGGTGATGGCGCTGATCGAGCGCTGGCGCACGGTGCGGGTGCTGGGGGGGCGGGGATGAGCGCGCCGCGGCTGACCCGGCCGCTGGTGCTCGAGGCGCCTGCCCGCATCGGGGATGGCGCGGGGGGCTTCGGCGCGGGTTGGAGCGCGTGCGGCACGCTTTGGGCCGAGATGCGCGCGGGAACCGGCAGCGCGCGGGCGGGCGAGGACGTGGCACTTGGCACGCTTCCCTGGAAGATCGTCGTGCGCGCGGCGCCTGCGGGCTCGCCCCGCCGGCCCGAGGCCGGGCAGCGCTTTCGCGATGGCGCGCGGATCTTCGCGATCCTCGCGGTCGCCGAGGCGGACCCGGGGGCGCGCTATCTGACCTGTTTTGCCCGCGAGGAGGTGGTGCGATGAGCTATGGCGTGGCGGCGGCGCTGCAGGGCGCGGTCTATCAGGCGCTGTGCGATGACGCGGCGCTGGCGGCGCTTGTCGGCAGCGCGATCCATGACGCGGCGCCGAATGGCACGCCCACGGGAACCTGGTTGAGCCTTGGCCCCGAGGAGGTGCGCGACGCTTCGGACAAGAGCGGCGGCGGCGCGCAGCATGACTTCACCGTTTCGGTCATCAGCGATGCGGCGGGCTTTGCCGCGGCGAAGGC